ACCATAACAGTGTAATCATTTTTTTCTTTGGTTCCGGCGGAAAGATCAACCCCTACTGCAAGCGTGTCAAACTCAGTCGCAATCTCAGCTTTTACAATGAGTTCTGGCGCCAGAGAAAGTTCATTCTGTCGCACCACCTGATTCATGTATTGGAAAGAAAAAGCAATGGGTGCTTGCCGTTTCTTTTCTTTTAAATAGTCCAATGACCACATATCAGGCCAATAGGAAATTTCGTCACCTGTTTTTGGGTCATTAAGGATTGCTGACAACACAATCTGCATCCAATTGTTTTGTGGATTGAAAGTGGTAGCGTGAATATCATCATGTCGGAAGCGCGTTCCAAGGCAGATTGCGCGTGCTCCTTCAAACATGGTTGGCGCGATCACCGCATTCCAGTTATCTTGCATTTGCTTGCGGATGTCTGGATTAGAGATGTCTGCAGCAGATTTAATCGCGTCATCAATGATTACAAGATGAGATCGTTTAGACGTCACAGAGCCTTTAAGGCCTGCAGCGCAAAGAGTGAACTGCTCTTCACCGGTTGTATCAATACCTGCAAACTTATGGTCAATGGACCAATACTCGTTACTGGCTACGTTTTTAAGTAACCGTACGGTTGGAAATACTTCCTGATAACGCTTGCTTTCTAGGATGCGTTTAATTGTTGCTGACTTAGAACGTGCAATATCAACAGTGTAGGAAAGATATAGGATCTGCAAAGGCATTTTGGCCATGGTATGGATACCAATTGCCCATGCAGTAAATAAGCCTAAGATTGTCGACTTGGCCGAACCACGGGGTGCAAGTAGATCAATATTTGGACCAGCAATCTTAAGGAGGCAGCTACTATCTTGCTCTGTCACAAAATGACGATGCCACTCCTTATGATGTTCGGCTGGAGGTTTATCGGCTACGTACTCACAAAAAAAACCGAAATTATCCCTTGCTTTCTTAAGGGTTTCAACATTACGTGGAACACGTATTTGTTGCCTGCGTGCAGCAGCCTGCGCATTACGTCGATAAGCCAGGTGTTGATAGGCAGGCACAGTTTAGTATTCAGCTTGTTATTAAATACTAACTCATTTGTTGTCTTTACCGTTTTTCTTCTGCTCTTTGTACTTGCGTGCTTTATCTAGGGCGGCCTTGTGTTTTTCCTTGTCTGTCATCTCGCTGCCGTCTTCCTTCTTCGCTTCTTTCTTTTTGAAGTGCTCCAGGAGCTGGGGCGGCATTTTGTTCTTGCTCATTACGTTGCTTTTGATAAAGGGCTGACATTACCTCTTCTCCTCCTGACACTTTTTGCGCGAGGGGAGTTGGTCTGCGAACACCCGCAAATTTCTCACGGTTTTTCTGCAGTTGCCTGGCAACATCAAACATGCGCCCGGCAAGCATGCCATTGGAAGACGGGGGTTGTTGGCCTTGTCTATTCATTTTATTATTTTAAGTTAGTTACTCTTCTAGTTGCATTTTTGCCCACACGCTCATCGTCGCCTCTTCCAGGGGTATCTCGATTGGATCGTCCTTGAAGATGGCCATGAGTTCTCGGATAGCACGGTCAGCGCCTGCCATAAGCAAGCCTTTGCGGTCACGGTTGGCAGTAAAGATTTCAACCTGAGCAATAGTGCCACGCAATTCTTTTTGCATGCTTGCAATGCGTGCAACACCAGCGTCTCTTTTTACCACACCGTTATCTACGTCTTCACGTAGTTTACGAATGTCTTCTTGCATCTCGTCGATCTCGTAAAGCAATGTTTTACGATGATCTGGTTTTTTGTAATGAGACTTAACCCAGGCTTCGCACGCAGAAATGCTCCCACCATACCCAAGGAAGCGGGCATAGAGGAAGCACTCAATAAGTGAATACGTATCAGCAGAAAAAGCGACAAAAGCCTCTTGCTCTGCTGATGTAAGATTATCGACCCACTGGTCGAATACCTCAATATCGATACGCTCGTTGGGCCTGGTTGTAATCCCTTGCCTCGTCGGCTTCGCTGAAGCGCTGGGACTGTTCTGCCGAAGTTCGCTGTTCTTGGGCGCCTTTTCCGATTGTTTCACGCTCTTGCTCTCCGGCAGTCTCAGCTTTCTTCTTGGAAAAATCGTAAGCAACACCAGCAGCTTCTCGATACTTATCGAGATCAAACCAGTCGTCTGTGTTGTAAGTATCTTCGATACTGCTGGTCATTGCTTTACTCTAGAAGAGGGATCAGAAATTGCTCATCATGCTAGCGAGACCCTGCGCATAAATGTTGCGACGGCCTTCAACGGACTCTTGACGCTTTTGGCGCTTTTTGGAGCCTTCAAGACGATCAAGCAGAGCCTGGAACTCGTTAATGTTAAAGTCGCCAGCGGGGGCGTCCTCATAACCAAAAGAATCAGCCATTATTTTAGTGGTAGCTTTTTAAATTATAAAGCATGGTGCGGTTAAAAGTTAAACGCACCAACTAAACCTTGTAAGATGCCAGCACGTGCTCCAATGTTAGCAATATCTTTTTGTCCGGCTTGACGAGTTTGCTCTTGTTTAACGCCAAATTCACCACCAATGGTTGCTACATCACGAGATGTTTGGCCTTCGATAGTTGCAACATCTTTTAGGCCTGTATTGATAATGGCCTGCAAATCAAGACGTCCTTTAGTTTCAAGTTCGGCTTTGCCAAGGATAGCTTCTTTTTCTCGATCAGAAACATACTTTGTGGCATCCGCAGTTAACGCAGTTGAACCCAGCCAACCTTCGTTATAAAGACGTTGCTTTTCGTTTGCAAGTTCACCTTCAATTCTTGCAACAGCTTGACTATTTGCCCCTCGAATACCTTCTAAGGCTTTTTCATGGCTAAACAATGAAGTGTAATAATCTTCGTAGCCAGAAGTCCCTCCTCCATTATTAGTTCCGTCTCCATTGTTGGTTCCGTCTCCATTATTAGTTCCGTCTCCAGTCGTACTAGATCCACCTAATGATTGCGCATAGTTTCTTGCAAAGTCGCTGAGTTTTACGCCCTTTGTATTTTTGGCGTAAGATTGAGCACGCTCTACGGCAACGTCACCAAACTTTTCTTGTAGACCCCTAAGTTCTTTTGCTCCGATCTTGGAGCCTAGCTTTTTAATTGCCTTATTAATTCCTTGTCCCATGACTTAAGCTCCCCATGCAGAGGTTATTGCCTTAATACTATCTGCGGCCATTTGGTTGGCCTTTTCCGGGTTATATCTAATCATACCGTAAATTGGCTTGCCATTCTCATCGCGAGGGATATTGCCTGCCTTGAGTTGCCATTGTTCGGCCTCTGGACTTAACAGGTATCCTGCAGTGCCAAGACGGCTCATTGCAGCTCGTTCCAGGCCTAGGCCAGACCTTACTCCGGTGGCTTCTGCATAGTCTTTAGTCCTTTCCCATTCACCTTTTTTCATCCCCCTTCCAAGGACATCCCGATAAGCGGCATCCGCTGCAGCGCGGCCCGAACTCATGTCATAGGGAGTCTCCCTGATTTTTCGCTCTAAATCAAACGGGCGAAAATTAATGTACTTATCTGATTTGCCGGCAAGATAAGCAAGCGCTTCATCTGGGCTAGTTCTTGCTAAGTCTCTAGCTGTACCCTTGATATCTTTCATTTCACGCCTATTAAGGCGCAAAGCGGGCGAAAGGTAATCCTCAAGTATGGACTTAGATGTATTATGTCCCTCGCTAGGAGATACTCCAACTCCTGCAAAACCTGCCATTGATTTAGCTCTAATCTATGTTTTTATTTTAAAGGCATGTATCTCTGACTAGGACATGCGACTGTAGGTAGCCGCCATCTGGGGCGAGTATTTGCCTGCCAAGTCCTGACCAAAGACTTGTTTGGCGCGATTCTGAAAGGTTGGCCCTTGCATAAAATTATACCCAGAAAACAAAGATTCCATTTGATTTCCTTTGTCACGCTCGTCAGCAATCAATTGCCAGGCGCGATTAACAATATCGTTTTCTTCTGCTGCATTAATAGCTGCGTTTTGTGCGTTTTGTTGGAACATGCCGCCAATGCCGGCGGCTCCTAGTTGCCCGATTGCGGACGCTGCTCCCATTGCTAGTGCTGGTCCCATAGATGCTCCTGCAGCTCCTGCTCCTGATGATACTGGCGCTCCAGAAAAGCCGCACATGGAAGAAAAGGGATCAGACACATTCATGAAGCTAGTATTTGGGATACTGCTAAGAGACGTGCCGTATGATGCCATTTTCTTTAAATGTTATCTTTTTATTTTAGCCTACGAAACTAAAGTAGTTTCGGCGTCCGGGTAAAACATTAGACCCTCGAGCTTGCTCTTGTGCTCCTTGGATTTGCCTGTTGCGTGCATCAACACCTCTTTGGGATGCGGCCACAAAAGCCGCAGGCACATCTTTAATTAACGAGGCAAAAGCATTGGACGCCATTCCAAGTTTTTGCGCCTCTTTTGCACTTTCTAGTTGAGACTCTCGAATCATGCGTAAAGTCGTAGGGAGATTAGCGGCATCACGTGCTTCCCGATCTTGAGCCATCATGTCAGACATGATGCCATACTGCATGATTGGTGACATCCCTTCAAGTGTTGGGCTAATCTCTCTCCACTTATCGATAAAGCCCGTGTTGTAACCTGCAATAGGCATACCTCCTACTCCAGGGGTGCCGACGGGTGCATTGAAATTACTTGCTGTCATTACTCAGTCCTCAATCAACCAAAGCTAATGCTGGGAGCCTGGAGCACCGCATTGGAATACGGATTAGCAACCAATGCTTGACGTGCATATGCACCACGCTCAGCCTGCGAACCCTT